CTAAATATGGAAATTTCGGTAGACGGCGGATTCCCACCGCCGAACGGAAAACCAGCCCGCAAAGAGCTGGACCATTCTTACATCGCTATCTGGCCAGGACGGCCAGGAGTTGGGTTTAACATCCCAATTTGGTGCGATGCGAGGCTTCGCCCGGTAATAGACCGCCTTTGGTTTAAGCGGTATACCATCCGGGTTAACCGATCCCTGTAGTACGGAGAGCAGCAACCCAGAAGAGTTGAACTCCCGTGGCTTAAATCCAGTCGGAGTCTTCAAGACCCAATCACCGATGCGTATAAGGGGTGGGGGGACGGAGGTCCACGCAGAGTACAAAAGACTCTGAGTGTCTCGGTCAACCCTCAAGAACCTCTCCGCTAAGTGCAAAGGAACTTTGAAGCCCGCTGAATCATTCTCCCAAATCGGGACTGGCCTGTACCTGACTTTCTTCATCAGGAATTGGACCAACCGCGGTAGGAAGATACCTGTTCTTGTTGAAAACAGGTTAAGCTGATTAACTACAGAGTATATATCGTGCGGCCCGGAGAGTTCTTGAATATAAACTCCCCGGAGGTTCCTACCTTCAAAGTAGTCACCACCGCACGACTCACGGAACGGACCTTGTACAAAGGTCTTAGCCTCGTTAGGCGTGAAACCCAACAGCGACAAGAGTCGGAGTACCTTTTGCGTAATACGCTTGGGCACTACGATATCATCGCCGTTGATTCCATAATTGCCTTCACGAACGCCCCTCGGGTGGACGGGTGCCAATCCGTCAACCTTAAAGGCAGCTAACACGACTGCCGCAAAGAGCATAGTTTGCAAGGGAAAGGTATAACCATTTCCCATTGTAGAGACCATGTTCAAGCGGACACGCGTACCGTTAGGTAGTTTCGATGTCGGCGATCGGAGCAACATTAACCAACGGAGGAAATCCGCCGGAAGCAGCCACTCCAACATCTTCACCGAAATAGAGTCGGAAGCCGAGGACAAGTCGATCGTATCGAAAGACCCATCCCAGCTCCCCCTCCTGGCGAGCTCCCTATTCTTGAATTGCTGATAAGTGAGGTCTAAACCCCAAACTTCCAGCAACCGAGACCTGAGCACTTTGCCAAAGCCTATCTGATAAAACATATTCAGACTCGGCTCGACGCAGATGCTGCGGGAGATGTCGTCGTTCTTCGGAACGAAGTCTAAACGGTTGCCTTCCACTACTTCCGGGTCGCCGTAGGCCGCAAGCCGAGCTATCTCGGCATTCGACCATTCAGCGAAACCTCGAATGTAGCGCCTATAGATTTTATATAGGCCCTGATCCGTAACGCCCATCTTAGAGGAGAACAACTTCGTATAGAAGTCGCCCCCCAATGATCCGACCGCAGCACCAGGTCCTACGCCACCCTGTTCTAGGATGTCGTAGTGGTGCTCAACAATCGGGGAGAGGATCTTACGACCCTCAACCTCGACGTACCTGTTCCAAAAACCATAGACGAGCTGGCGAAGCTCGCCTAGAAGGTGTTCGTCCAGATACGAAGTAGGCGTCAGACTCCATCTTTCACACTGATCATTGATCAGCAGAAATTTGTCTAAGGCTTTGGCTTTAGTCTCCGCCGTTAAGGACCCCTTCCACTTCTTGAGAAGGGATTCTGCGACGGAAGCTGCTGCTCGCTCCTTAAAAGTCTGGTCTGGCCAGGTGTACTGCTTGCCCTTGATGCAATCTAAGGCAGAGGCCGATACCTGGTCGGACAAATCAGAGTAAAGGTGAGAGTAAAGAACGTCAGGTCGAATGACCATGATGAACCACCTCAGGATTGAGAATTAAGCGTGCTCACGGATAGTCGTCGTTGGACGGAAGATTCTGATTCCTCCTTCCTCTAACAACCAGAGCCACGAGGATACTCGCTGACCACTTTGTAGTGATCAACTTCCAAAGGAAACCCATCCGAGACTGTTTTACGGTCTTAGATGATTGCCGTAATGAGTGTGTCGCCATAGTCGGCTGACTCTTCAGTCAGTAGACCGAGGAAACTACTCACGGCCGCGCGGATGTTCACCGCATCGTTAGACTCTGCTCCGGCCGGGATCTCGGCAATAAGCCGAAGATTCATGACCTCGACAGTGTTCGACGAGTCGATGTACACCCCCTTCCTCTGGAGGATCTCGATCCGATTTTTCGGTACCGTACCGTAGGATCCGTTCACGGGATTCTTAGCCGGCCGAGCCTTGTAAGGCGAGCGGCGGATCAGGATCGTGAACGGGTCACCCGCGGTGTGCGGCCGAACGCCAGTTTGGGTCCCGCCTAAAGCGGTAACCACCCACTGTCGGGAGTTAGGCTCTACTGTCGTGTCCTCCACCAACGTATAAGTCGGTGAGGTCAAGCCAGTCGATTGAGCTGCTCCGGTGGTATTGAGATCAGGTGAAAAAGAGCCCATACAATTTGTACCTTTCGGTATGAGTTAACGGGCCCAAGGGATATGCCTCGGTGAAACCGGGACAGGGATCCGCCTGGGTGCTTCTAAGGCACGTCGCGCAGAACTGAGTTGCGTGGTTAAAGCAGCAATGTTCAACCACTTAAGGGAAGTCAGCCCCGGAACGCTCAACTGGAAAGTTGGAAGCGGTACGGAGACTGATGGCTCCCTGACAACGTCAGCCCGCGAGACCTCGAAAGATCCAGGATCGCCACTCATCCAATGGGTGTAGTCGGCCTCGTTGTAGTAGTCCGCGAAATAGTAGAATCTAACTGCCTCCGTAGAGGAGACGTTAGCCTTACTCGTCCCGCGGGCTGCCCAATCGCAGCCGATGAACCTGTAGGACCATGACGAAATTATGTTACCAATGTTGGTAAAATAATCCACTAAAAAGGAGTACGGTATTAGCTCCCACACAGTAGGCACAAATTCCCAGGGTGAAAACCCATAGGAATGACCGTCCGGTATACCTTGTCCCGTGGACTTGATCAGCCCATAGTACTTGATATCGGCACGGTGCTTGTGCACATTGTTCCAGGAGATGTGAAAACCATAACCCAGATTCTTCTCAACCGCAGTGCTACTAATCAGCGACTCGGCACGACCGCGGCCCCGAACCATCACAAAGATGGGACGGATCCACTTCGACCGATAAAATTGCTGAATAGCACTATCGATATCGGAGATCAGGGGGCTCCACCCTAAGGAGTACTCCAGCCACGTCTTCCGAACCCAACTGCGACGCTTACGTAGAGGCTGTAGCCGGCCGTGTCTCTTGACATAGCCTAGATACTCCCCGACGCCGCGTCTCAGTGCAAGGGCGGGATGTCGTATCGCATGCAATGTCTCTCTTAGCTCGCCCGTAAAGACAGCGCCCTTAAAGGCTGACTGCTCTGAGGCGAGATGGGAGTAGAACTGCGTGCGGGCCTGGTTTTCTGCTTGAATCATCAAGTCCGAACCCACCAAAGGAGGGCTCATACTAAAGTCCGGCTGAACAACCGGACCCTTTACTTTGACGTCACGGTACCCGAATGTTGGGGATCCTGCCTTGAGTTGGATGCCGAAATGTAAATCAGCATCTACCTGGGACAGAACCCGCATCAGAGTACCGCTGAGCGCGGTCGTAGCGTTCCCACCATTACGTATGATATCGCGATAGTGCGGCAGTGCATCAGCCATATCGAGCACGGACTCACCAATGGTGAGATCGTATCGATCGCTAAAGTGCACGTCGTTACCGTCTTGATTTTCATCCTGCGTGATGTAAACGGGGAAGACCAACTGCTCAGTTTTGTGACTCATTTCGAGATGCTCCAAGTCCCCTAACGGGGAAAGAGAAGGACACCTGCTCAGCTTTCGCCGGGCAGGACCTCAGCATCGCTGGCCTTATGAGCCTGCAATGCCGTCCCTCCCATATCGCTGAAGAGGTACTTGATAATCTCGGCTACCGCAGCGGCGTCCTTAGCGGACATCGCCACGAAGTTCGAGACCGTCGTTCCCCCCTCTTCTCTATGGAAGGACACCGACACTTCACGAAACCCCGGTGAGAGGCCATGACTGTCGACGCTAAGAGTTACTTCGGACCCTTCAAAGGTCCAGGTATCAACTTGATGCATAAACAGCCAACCTCCTTTCCGGAATAAGTGAGTGCCAGAGAGGGCCCGAAAGGGC